TATTAAAAACTATGCAAAATATATGAAAATAAAACACGCCTATTTGATATATTTGACATTACGATTAAGATGTGGTATGCTCACTCACCCATATCTCTCCACTATACTCCATTTCTATCCATTATTAATCAATATATATCATAGAAATCACCAGACATAGCTATAATATAGTGTTTAAAAGCCCTATAAGGCTTTCTAAGAGACTTTCTTCTGGTTTATATGTTCATATGCGAAGCATCAAGTAATGTCCTTATATGTTATATATATATAGATTAGTTTACTAAGGTATATGTTTATATAGGTAATAATCAGAAGATTTATTCATCCCCCCGAAATTTGCATAAGATATAACTTGTTATATATTTGCATATTAGGGAAGATATGTAGCAAGAACTGCTATTGCTATTACCATTATTGTTAATCCAATAAATGCCCCAAGAAGGATAGTATCTATCAATTTCTTCATATTCTATTATATCTAATATAAAGTGGAACAAGGATCTTGCTATTCCATATTATTTGCTCATGTTGAGCATATGTATACTATTTCCGCCGATTTTTTTGCGAATTTTTATAATGGTGTTATTGCTGTAATAATTCCATCTGTTACAGTTACTGTGTGTGCAGCAGTTGTAAATGATCCTGTAGCTCCAGTTGGAAGGTCTCCAATAGTTGCAATTTGATTATTTGGAATACTTGAGTCATTTAAGAATTCTCCATCAGTACCACTAATAACAACAGCAGATGCTGATCCAATCCAAAGATCATTTTCGCCATTAGTAAGACCTGAAACAAATAGACCACCCATTGCAGGTCCAGAGATATATCCATCTGAGGTAAAACGATATATATAAGTATTTGAATCTGAAGTGGTTCTAATATCTACATAATCTCCAGTATCAGAAACAAGTAGATTGGTATCTTCTCCACCAATAATTAGGTCTGCTGTAGAAGCATCTTGTGTACCACCAGCACGAATATGGATATGGTTTGGAGAAGTAGGATCAATGATTAAATATTGATCTGTATTTAAGTCTGCATCTGGCACTAATTCTATAGTTCCATTATTATACCCATCGCCTGATCCTGTTCCAGCACCAATAATCTGCACACCATCAAATGTGATATCTCCAGTATTTGCTGCACCACCTGTGCCACCTACAGATACCCAAGAGTCATTTGTCTCATTATATCTTTTAATAGAATTATTATTAGTATCTACCCAGATTGTTTCATCATTAGGAGATTCTGGAGTATTTTGACCAGACTCTAGTCTGTCAACTCTTTTATTAAAGCTCATACTCTATTATATCTTACCTTTTCTTTTTATCCCACATATATCTGCGTACATTTACATAGCAATTTAATGCCACGAATGTTAAGATAAGCATTTCAGCTATTGAGTGTGAGAATTTCATAATTGTTCTGCACTAACTAACTTACTAAGTAGTGGTTCTTCTTTTACAAACTTCCAGCCCTTATCCGTTCTTTCATAAGTTACTGAATAGAATTCATATGGAGTTCTGTAGTTATCAATAAGAGTTTTAGTTTCTTCATGTACACCAGGATATAACTTACCCTCAAATGGTCCGTCTAGTGCTATCATTGGTTCTATCATTTTATACCGTCCAACAATTTATAAATATCTTGCCCTACACGCCATAGAGTCTGATCTCCAGATACATCATATGAGTGTGCTAGTTCACGCACTTGTGCTATAACTTGCTTTCTTGCTAAGGTGCATCTATTACAAGGGCAGTAGTCAATTTTTGATTCTGGAATATCTGCTGCACTTGATGCTGCCATTTTTACTACTTTCTAGATATGAGCGTCTGCCTCCGAATATCTAGTATAGCATTATTTGGCTCTTTTAGCAAGTAGAGAATCAAAGTCTTTTTTCTTTGTTCCCCCATCGTATTCCCAGGCATAGCCTTCGTTGATCATCTTTTCATTAAGAGATATTTCATCATCATTTATAAATAGCCAGCCTAAAATACGACCATATTTTTCAGAGCTGTCTGGCTTTTCTGTTTGAATAATTACATCTTCAGCACCTTCAAGAGAGTGCTTTAGGTATTCTTTTACCTCTAGACCAAGTGCCTTCTCTTTAAGGTCAGTTGTCCTTGATTCTGGAGTGTCAATACCAGCAAGTCTTACCCTCTGTGTATACGAAACATTAAAGCCAAGATCAATGTCAACATCAATAGTGTCACCATCAACCACCCTTAGTACTTTCTTTACACGATACTCATACATAGTTATTCTATTATATCTTAACTTATTAACAATCCTTCTAAATAAAGAATTGCTCTTCTTAAACTTTCTACGTTATCTCTAAAACCACCCAAACCATTATTACAATGTTGACATATCCAACCTCTAAAGGTTTCTGTTATATGATCATGGTCCATTGTCCAAACAGTCCTTCTTCCAGTAAAGGATCCTGTGTCTTGTATTTCTTTTCCAGTTCTTTGACAAATTTTACACTTTTCATCTACCGAAGGCTTAGAATCAATATTTTCTTTTTTAAGCCTAGAAACTACCTTAGACTTATAGCTTCTGCATGGCTTACACTCACTTCTCCTTGTATGATGTGAATCTGTTGACATTAATTCTATAGACAATATTTCTCTACAATGTATGCACTTAAAAGTATTTTCTAATTCCATCTCGTCTCTCAATTTAATTTGACTAAAATATTCTTACGTCCCCAATAAGAGATTCGAACTCCTGACCTGTAGGGTAGAAACCTATTGCTCTATCCACTGAGCTAATTGGGGTTTGCTCCCCAACCTAGACTTGAACTAGGAACATGCAAATTAACAGTTTGCCGCTCTGCCGATTGAGCTATTGGGGATTGATATTTAATTATATCGTGGTAGAGAATGGAATCGAACCATCACAGCTAAAGCGATTGATTTACAGTCAATGGGGCTCACCACCTGCCCAACTCTACCAAACCTTAACGGTTCTTTGCATATCCAGTTTTTTTCTTATTCATTGATCCAGGAGTGTTATATCCACCCTTGTTAGGAACATTCTTAATACGAATTTCTAAAGCTTTTGCAATTTTATCGTGATGCTTTCCCACTACTTTTCCTTTGTTGGTTCTACTTTTAGTTTTGATCCTTTTAGTTCCTGGATTTCAGCATCTTTTTCTTGAAGAGCTTCATTAGCCTGAATTTTTAAAAGTGCAAGTTGAGTTTCATATTGGCTAGTAATTTGACCAATACGAGTTTGTAGCTCTTTTACTAATGATTCTAGTGCTGCTGACATTACATCAATCCCTTTCTAAGGATATTCTCTTTTTCTTTTTCTTTAATCTTTTGTTGCTCAATGTAGTTTTTAATATCATTATATGCAATAAGTTGTAGAACAATCATCCCTAATAAAATAATCTCAACCATTTTCTGGAAACACTCTCTTTAAGAAAGCAAACTTAGGCTTTGCACCAACAATACGATCTATTTCTTTACCATCCTTAAGAATGATATATGTAGGAACTGATTGAATATTATACTTTTCAACCATGTCGTTATCAGAATCAATATCAATTCTTGTAATAGTTAGATCAGGATATTCCTTTTCTACCTCGTCAAGAATTGGATTCATTAGCTTACAAGGACCACACCAGGTAGCCCAAAAGTCAATAACTTCTGTCTTCACTTCTTATCCTTATCTTTTGAATACTTCCAATTAGCCATACTAAAGTTTGGCTTTAAACTATCTTCAACCATTTTTACAATGTCGTGTGCTTCTTCCTCACTCTTTACATTATAAAAGAATGAACGCCTTGTGCCACTTGGTTCTTCAATAATAATTTTTAATTTATCCATGTATAGATTCTACCCCATACCTTTCAATTTGTCAAGTTAATAAGAGCAGTTTATCATCATACTCAGGATGTTTAATTAAACTAGTAAATTAATACCAGCCCTTTTTCTTGAATGCACTCCATGCTCCACAGGGGGTCTCATATCTTTTTTGGATATATTCTAGACCCCATTTTATTTGTGTTTCTGGATTTGTTCTCCAATCTGCCCCTGCACTCGCCATCTTCTTTCCAGGCAGTGCTTGTGGAATTCCATAGGCACTTGAAGTTGGGTTATCAGCAGTATGCCTCCACCCACTCTCACGATTCCATAGACTCACTAGACAAGAGTGCTGGTCTTCACCCCAAGAGTACTTAGACTCCATGTAGGACTTTGCAAAAGCCTTATTTACTTCTGCATTAGAATCAGGAACGTTGTCCCTGTTTTTTGATCTAGAAGATTTCTCCTTAGATCTTTCATCAATTATTTCATTGATTTCTGTTGCTTTTTCAGCTATTCTCAAAGAATTTTTTATCTTATTCTTATCAATAACTTCATTTTGCGGTGCATTAGCACTGATTTGATTGTGGCTTGTTGGTAGGGATACAAAAGCAAGAACCGCAACAAGGGCAATCAAAACCAAGGTTCTGATACGCATTATTCTAGAATATCATGGAATGATGACAAAATCAAGTTTTAATTATAACAAAATGATAAATAGTTTTATTAAATACAAAAGCCCCTATTTCTAGGGGCAATTGTTAATTTGATATATTAAGATGCAAGAATTGCAGAAGGATCAATATCCTTACCTGCACTCCATCTAATATTATCTCTCATTTCAAAGTGAAGATGAGGACCAGAAGAGTTTCCTGTGTTACCAGATTCAGCAATATGCTGACCCTTCTTTACTGTATCTCCTGGCTTGACTAGAGCCTTTGAAAGGTGTGCATAGATTACCCATCCACCCTCAACTTTTTGTACCAACTGAGTGCCATAGCTGGCTCCCCAGTTAGCATTTTCAATCTTACCATCTGCAACAGCAACAATGTCTGTTCCTTCTTTGCAAGCATAGTCTACGCCTGTGTGGTAGCCTTTGCTCCACATTTTTCCAAGCTTCTTGTAAGGTGTTGTAACCTTACCTCCAACAATTGGTGAACCCATTTAAATCATTCCTTTTTATATAAAATAAGGGAGCCCTTTGGAGGACTCCCCTACTCTATTATAGCCTATTTACTATTCAGACTTTTTGTCAACTGCACTAAATGCATAATTAATTTCATCAGCACTTAGTTTGCCATCGTCTAGGAATGCTCTTGCAAGCTTTTCAACTACATTAGCAACTCCAAGAGTTCCAGCCATAATTACTGCCGTTAGGGTATCAATTCCAACTAATGAGCCAGCACCAATGATTGATAGTCCTGAAGCTGCAAATACTGCAACAATTCTAAATAGAATGTTCCATAAGTTTGTTACTGCCTTTGAACCAATTACTTCTTCTCCTGTAGCAGGATCTGTTACTGATATATCTACCTTATTCTTTGTCATTTTTCTTCTCCTCCTGTTCTCTAAATTTCATTGAAAATAACCATACAATTACTGACCACAAAATTGCCCAGCCTACAATTATTTTTGCAGAACCTTCAAGAACTGCCCAAGCTATGAACATACCAAGAAGGGTGAATGTCTGGTTTAATATCTCACGGATTTTGTCTTTTATCCATTTTTTCATTTATCTTATCCTCCCTGTTACTAAATTAGTTGCTGCTACTGCCTGTACAGCAATAACCGATGCAACAACTACCTTTTGTGATTCCTCACGTTTTTCTGGTGTCATGTCTGCACCAATATTAGCCACAGCAGTAAGAGCCTTCCCAGGATCTGTAAATACTGCACCTAAAATCTCTGATGGATTTTCAAATATTTCCAAAGCGTCTGCTACTTCTGCAAAAAGAACTACGCCATTTTCTAACATAACTGGTTGATCATCTGGCAAGTCTTCGTAATCAAGACCAAGTTCATTAATTAATTCAGTAGATATAGCATTGCCATCTGCTTGTTCTAAAATAACATCTACAAGAAGTTCTTTCTCATCTTCCGTCAAAACTCCATCTTCAGTCAAAGACTCTGAAAGACCAGATACTTCGTCTTCAGAAATAAAACCATCCTCTAAAAAGTTATTTATTAATATTTCAGTTTCAGCTTCAGATATTCCTCCACTTTGAGAAAAATCTTCAACAAAATTATTAATCTCTTCATCTGTAGTTTCTGTGATATTATTATCAGATGGAAGATCAATGGATGGAAGATCTGGATCAGGAGATGGACTCTCGTCTGGAATTGGAATTAATGATTCTGGAGATGAAGTCTCTGGCTCAGGAGTTGGGGCTTGAGTTATCTCAGGTTCTACTGGGGGCAACGGAGATTCTGAGGGACTTAAAGAAGGGGTTGGAGTAGGTGAAGGGCTTTCTGAAGGCTGCACAAAAGTTTCTGATGGTTCTGGGCTTGGGTCTGTTGGCTGGGGTGTCGGTTCTATTGTTGGCTCTGGTGATTCTGATTGCGTTGGCTCAGGGCTGGCAGTAGGGGTTGGCTCTGGAGTTGGAGTTTCACTTGGAACAACTGGGGGCTCTGTAAAACTTGATGGTGTTGGTGCAGGTGTAACCTCAATTGGTACTCCACCATTTACATCAAAAGCTGCTTCCATAGGCACTACTGGCTGCCCCTGTTCGTATCTAATTGCTCTTCTTGCGTCTGCTGGAAGATCTGTCATAGTTATAATCTCACCATGCCATCCACCATTTGAAAACTTTGTAACAACTAATCTCATTTGAGTTAATGGACCAGTTGATTGTGGGAATGGTCTTACTGACCACTCTATACAAAATGAATTCTCATTGTATCCGTATGAAGTATACGCACCTTCACCAAAAGAAACCCAGTCTTTTCCAGCTATAGATATTGATGGAGTTTGTGGATAATCCCAATATGTACCATCTGCCTGTCCAAAAGTAACGGTTGCATTAGTGCTATAAAAGATTTGATTATATTCTGTACTACCCAGAGTTAAACTAAAAGGCAGGGTCATTGGAAAAGACCCATCATCATCACCAGTTACGGTGGACATGTTACATACAAGTGGACTATTTGCCTGAGTTGCGGGCAAAATCAAAAACATCATTGTAGCAGATATTATTGGAAGTAATAGTAGGTAGGAAAAGAATTTTTTCAATTTATTGCATAGACTCCTCGTTAGACGTATCTAACAAATCTATTATATCATTACTAATAAACTAATTAATAGTTGTTTCAGGAATAAAGTCAGAAAAATCTTGTGGATAATCTGCATTAGGTGTCCACATTTTAAATTGTCTAATGTCAGAATTATAAGTTTTACTTCCACCAGTAATTCTTATTTGAACTACAACGGGATGCTTTGTAATAATATTCCAACAGTTGGAAGCTACAAATTCGCTACCTGGTTTTTCTGTAAAGAAATATGTATTAGTTGCACTAGGATCATTTGGACCAGGAACTATTCTTGTTATTCTTAATTTAATATAAGAAGGACTTTTCTTTCCTTTTGTATCAATACCAGCCTGGTAACAAAATAAAGATCTTTTGCCATTGCCTTGAATTTCTGTTTTGCCACCATTGAATTTAAGAGTTGTCCATTTTCCCTTTGGAATTACTTGAATTTCTGTAGACTTATATCTAATTGAATCTGATGCATGTGCTGGTGTTGCTTGAGAAAAAACTAGCATTACCGAAAATATAGAGGCTAAAAACTTTTTATGCATCTAATTAGTTTATCATAAATAAAAATAGACAGTTTTACGACTTGTCTAGGTCGTTTCCCATCCTAAGGAAATTTATATATTTCTAGGGGGAATCTTTCTATTTTCAACGGGAAGTAGCTGCCCTTTATGCTCTGCCTTTATATCTTTTCTAACCCAAGTCATTCCGTATGTATCTTCAAAAACTTCTGCACCAACTCTTCTATGCAGCCTTTCAGCCATTGATTGAAATGTTGGATCATCACTTAAATTAAGATAGGCATTATGATACCAAGGCAGGTCGTAAAAGGCAGGAGAGTTTACAAGCAGCATTCCTGCAGTGTTCCAATGTTCTTCAATTCTTGGATTGGTAGAAACAGCCTTACCTTTTAATCCGTAAACTGGAACATCTGCACTTACAATTGGATGATCTACTTCAAAGAGTTTTTCAATTATTTCTGCAGTAAGAATTATATCTGAGTCAACATATAAGATTGCATCATAATTTACAACTCCAACATTTTCTTCTGTGCAATCTTCTCCCCAATGATGCCCAGAAGTTTTACGAAGTCTTTGTGCAAACTCTCTAATAAGATTTCTACCAGTTTCAATTCTAATCCATCTATTAGAAGAAGTTACAGTACTTTCCATATCATTTATTGTGTATGTCCAAAAATCTCCATTGATTTCTTTTAAAGCACTTAGCACTCTTGAAAATGGTTCAAGACCTCTACTATCAAGCTCTAATGCAGTAAAGAATTTTACATTTGGAAATTTTTCAGCTATTTGTTTTGAGTTTTCAAGCCAAGACATTTCTTCACCCATGTCTGCTTTCCATCCTACAAGCGGTGTACCAATAACAAAGTGTTTGTTATAATCTATCTCTTTAAACATTATGACTGCTCCTGATATATTCAATTACATCAGAGCAGTAGCCATGATAGTCTAAATCTTTCATTTCTTCCACAGTTCTAAATAGTTCTGGTAAGACTGCAATTGTATTTGAGTTTGCTTTGGCAACTCCTGGAAATGCCCAAACATATCCTTTACTTGTCAAAGTATAGTCGTCTGCCTTGTGAAAGAAACAATTTAAATCTTCATCAAGAGCATACTTCAAAGACTCTTTATCTTTGCAATGTACCCATAAATTTTCCCTACAATCATCAATAAAATTATCATCTATCAAATACTGTGGCTTTTCATGACCTAAAAATATCTGTCCATCTTTATGGCGAAGATCAACTTCTACATCAAAACCCCTATCTATAGCTTTATAAATATAAACAGGACTATTTTCAAGATCAGGATGTTTTCCAGTTAAATTTCCACGATGAGATATGTATATCATCATGCCCTCCTAAAATGAACATCTGCTTCTTTGCCAACATTATCAGGAACTATTTTACACTTAAATCCTTTATCTGTCAACCAGCTAACTATATCGTTTACATTATTTTCAGTATCAACATAAAGATCAACTGAGTAAGCACCTTCGCACTTTCCTTCTTTTACAATATTAATTTTATCCCCAAGACTCTTCATAACTTTAAAATCATTACCTTGTGCATCAACCCACAAGTAGTCTATCTTTTCTATATTATTTTCATTAATAAAATTATCAAGTCTTTTCTTTTCAACAACAACCTGGTTTGTAAAGTGAAAGTCTGGTCTACCTTCCCACTTTTCATGTATCTCTGGATCAAAGGTATATAAAGAAGAGCATCCCCAATCTCCTGTACCTGCTATATTGAAAACTGCTTCGCCTTCTTCTTCGTCAACTGCGAATGGAAGAATGTTGACATTGTTATAAGATGAAAAAGTTTTGCAAAGATGGTCAAATAGTTCTGGTGTGGGCTCAAAGGCATATACCATAGTATTTCTTTCATCAGCGAATCTTTTTGTATCTCCACCCCAATTTGCACCAACTTCTACAACAGTTTTCATTTATTATTCTCCAAAAAATAATTTAGATCTTCTGGGGTTCCAATGCCCCACATTTTATCAATCATTTTTAATCTTATCTTCTTTCCATCTTCAATTGCTTCATTAAAGACTGGGCATACATAAAATTCATTATTAGTTCTAATATCTTTTTCAATCATTTGCTTTGCGTACTTTACATAGTCTGATCCATGCTTCCAGAAATAAATTCCAACAGTTGCGTTGTCAGAAATTGGATTTTTCTCTGCTACTTCAGAAACGAAGCCATCTTCTCCTACTTTTGCAAATGACCATTTTGGATGAGTAGCTTTAAAAGAAAGAATTCCACCATCAGACTTACTTGCAGTAAATTCATAAAGTGCTTCATTTGAGTCCCACTCAACATACTGATCTGAGTTAGCCATCAAGAGTGGTTTGTCACTATCAATTAGATGTTCTGCAAGGAGTGTAGTACATGCTGCACCTTCAGTCATTCCATCAACTATAACGATATCACAATCTGGTGCAATTAAGTTTAGTAACTGTTTTAAGTTATACTTTTCATAATGTTCTTTTTGAACTAAGAAAATATAGTGTGCATCAATGTTAAGATTTTCTACAACTACTTGAATCATAGGCTTACCATTAACTTCAATTAATGGCTTTGGGAATGTATATCCAGCTTGTGCAAACCTTGAACCTGCTCCAGCCATAGGAATAAGGACATTCATATCTTTATTTTTCCAAGGCACTTGTCCAGTTCTCTCTTTCTGCTCAAACTTATTTAAAAAGTCTATGAACATTATATCATTTAGATCATATGAGTCTTTAATTGGGTATAGGTTTGCTCCAGAATTTAAAGCACCTTGCCTACCAACATGAGAGTCTTCAATAATTATAGTGTCTTTTGGAAAGGCATCTAATGAAACCATGCATTTCCAGTACATTTCTGGGTGTGGCTTTGGATGCCAAACATCTTCATTACTAACAATATAGTCTACTAAATGCAAAACATCTATTCCATGCAATGACTTTATAATAGTTTCTCTAATGCTATTAGATGCTACTGCTATTTTCCAACCATTTTCTTTTAAGTAATGCATAATATTAATTGCATTAATATTTTTTGGAAGAGATTCTAATAATTTAAAGGTAGCACTTTGCTTATTATTCCAAACCTCATCGTGTTTTTCTGCTGGAAGACCCTTTTCTTTTGTAAGCATATCCAGTTTTTTTCTCGTATTTAGCCCATCATATTTTGACAGATGTTCTTGATAGGATATTACATAATTATTATCTATTGCACTCAAAGCATCGTTTAAAGCTTTATAATGAAGGTCTTTAGAGTCTATAAGCACCCCATCTAAATCAAATATAACTAATTTATTACTCATCTTTGCGGTCCTGCATGTCTATGCCACTTGTTATGTCTTACAATGCTCTTACCATTGCACTTCATAACATATTTATCTCTAACTCTGTATGACCACTCAACATCTTCTTCTTCATTCCAACAACGACTCTCATCAAGCGGCTCTTCAATCATTACATGACGCTTTACAATAAAGAATCCACCAGAGATGTACATATACTGTGTCTGTGACCAGTCATCATATCTTAGAGACCACGCTCTTCCATGACCAGGCTTATCCCACAAAGACCAGTCCATAGGATTTCTTGCACCAGTAATTAGGTACTGTGGACAAGAACAAATTTCCCAATCAGTTCCAAACTCAACAAAGTTTTTATACCAGTCTTTGTCAAATATATGGTAGTCATGCATCAAAACTATATTTTCATACCTTGCTTCTTTTACAAGGATATTTTTCTTTCTAGTAATCCATCTTTCTTTAATAGATTCATCAAAGTCAACTTTTCTAATATCTTCTCCATCAATACCAGAGCTGTCTCCACCACCAATAAAAAGTATTTCATACTCTGGGATATTAAGATTACGAATGCTTTGTATGATCTCTTGAAGCCTTTGCTTATCCTCATAAACAGTTATGATACCGAATGTCCACTGTATGTCATTCATTGACAAAGCCTGTCGCTACAACAGTTACTAAAATTCCGTTCTCAAGATCTGGGTCCAATACTGTACCAAATATGATGTTAGCATCTTCGTGTGCCTTATCTGCCACAAGGGATGCAATGGTGTTTACTTCTTGCATTTTAATTTGACCAGAAGAAGCAATGGAGATTAAAACACCTGTAGCACCATTTAAGTCTACATTAAGAATCGGGCTTGTAATTGCTTCATTACCTGCAACCTCTGCACGATCTTCTCCAGTTGCATATCCAATACCCATAAATGCAGATCCAGCATCTTTCATAACTCTTCTAATATCTGCAAAATCTATATTAATTTGACCAGGTGTTGTTATTAAATCTGATATACCTGCTACTGCTTTTAATAAAATATTATCTGCTTCTTTAAATGCATCTTGCATAGAAATTTCTGGATCAAGCATTGAAATAAGATTTTCATTTGGGATAACTATTAGGGTATCAACTTCCTTACTAAAACTATTAATTCCTTCTAAGGCATTATTCATACGTTTCTTGCCCTCAAACCCAAATGGTGTAGTAACAACGCCTACAGTCAACGCTCCAGCCTTTTTAGCACATCCAGCAACTACGGGTGCAGAACCAGTTCCAGTTCCACCACCCATTCCAGCAGTTATAAAAACAACATCTGCTCCTGAAACAACTTCAGATATTTCACTTATACTATCTTTTGCAGAAAGTCTTCCAATATTTGGGTCTGCACCAGCTCCAAGACCACTTGTTCGTTCTTTTCCAATATCAATTTTTACATCTGCCAAACTTGGCATTAATGCCTGAACGTCAGTATTTATTGCAATAAATTCTACACCAGATAGACCTTGGGTTATCATGCTGTCAACAGCATTAACTCCTCCACCACCACAACCAATTACCTTTATATCTACTAAGCTACTCATGGATCAATTATACCCTAGACTATCCTATTTCTTTCCTTAACTCTGACCACATATCTCTGGTCTCTTCTATTTTAAGGATAGCATCAAGTACAGTCATTTCCATCAATTCATCTACATCCATGCCAATTTTTTCAGCAAATTTAATCATCTTTGTAAGAAACATTATCTAAAACTATCTACTGAAATATATAAAGATTCTGCAAATGATGCATTTTCCACTGCAAGATCAACTATATGAGATTTTTTACTTTTATCCCCAAGTTGTCTTGTAAGTAAATATGATGCTAAGGCGTGAGAATATTTATTAACAAACTCATCTACTGTATATAAATTATTTTCATAGATAATTGTTCTCTCATCTTTTACTTCTTTTTTATTTTTCATTCAACATTGTCCTAACTATTTCAAGAGCCATAGTGACACCATGAACTGGTAGCCCTAACTTGACTCGCTCATCTCTAACATATTCTATTCTATTTTGCACGGAAAGTAAAGTATTTCTTTTAACAAAACTATTAACAGTTTGAAGCTCTTTTACCTGATCTTTATAGTAATAATAATCGTCAGACATCAAATTAGATCTTCTGTTAGTCGTTCAAATTGTGGTAATACTTCTAAATTATCAAAGATTCCCATTTGATTATGTGGCTCAGCAAGATCACTTTCATCTTCATAATCATCCCAAACTGCTGTATACATATCTGCATATGGATATGCCCAACTTGAAATCATTTGAGAAATATCAATACACCTATTCGCAATCCATCTAACTATTGGACCTCTATCAAGTTCGTGCTCTAGTTTAAATTCCATGACATCCTCGTATTTTTTATTACCTCTTGTAAAGAAGTTCTTGTAGCAAACATCTTAATTTTATCATATAGACTAGGTGATATTTCATTATAGTGAAGAACTATCTTTGGCTTAGCAAAGCCCATAGGACATCCTGGACTAACTTCAGCAATAGGTTCTCCAATGACCATTGGATCTGATTTTAAAATCTTTATAGCCATATCTGCTGCAATTTCAAGGTCCTCAGCCTTATCAACATTGTCAGACATCTGTTTTTTAACAACTCTAACTATCATAGTACTTCCTTATTTTTCCATCTGACCTAATTGATTTAATTCTATTCTTTAAATATTCATCTTCATGCTGTAAATAAAAATGTACAAATAGTTTTTCATATTCTTTGTCATCAAGCTTTCCATTTTCTTGCTCATAATCTTTTAACAGATCTTTTACTTTTTGAATAAGAAAACTCATTGTGTACCAGTTTCATCTTTATGCTGTGTCTTTATGTGATTTATTAAATCTAATATATCCATATACATTTCTTCACACATGTAGCATTCGTTATAAATTTCTTTTTTATCAGACATTAGAACTCCAATGGCAATACTATTGAAGGGGTGAGTTCACCCATCCAAGCACCAAGACAATTATAGGATATGTATTCAACCGCTTCTTCATATTCCATACCATCTCTATCCATTAAAATATCTACCATCTTTTGCCAAGAATACGAGGCAAGGGTTGGCTGACCACATCTCAAAGAAAGACCAATAAAGGCTTCTTCAAATCCATCCATAACCATAATCTCTTCATCTATAAGAGATAACGCTTCTTCTAGTTGTTCCTTATTCATTACCATCCTCCAAGACATCTACTTGAATGTGTGTGTATCCAAAAGTTACCTTCTAGATGTTTTTTAGTAGGAGCATATAACTCTTCTCCACATGCACCACATTCATGAGACCACTCTTGAGCAAAAAAATCATACTGAAATCCTTTTTCATGAATAATCATACGTTTTCCTTATGTGTTGCCCAATAATATGTACATTTATCTGGACAGCATACATACTGCATAAACGTTTGTCCGTCATCATAATATTGTTCATAGTGAATTGGATCTTTTTGCCATAGTCTTCCACGATGGGTTGTGTTTACTTTAAATAAGGTTACGCCATTTTGCATCCATTCTGGATCCTTTGATGTAACGCCTTTAAAGTTTCTCTTATATGTATCTTGAATTACATCCCAATTATTTTGCCACTTATAACCACGGTTAGAGACTTCTTTTCTAATTTCTCCAAGATAATTCATTAAAGTAAATTCATGACCAGCAAACATTCTAACTGCTGGATGATTACGCCATGCACCACTTGGTGATTCTCCAGCTAATACTGTAAGAATTTGACGACCTTCAAGAAGTTGTTTAACTAAACGCTTTTGATCTAAAACTTTTGCAGATTGAGTAAATGATTTTTCTGGCAAAAATATTTGCATTGATACTCCTTAACTAGTCATCGTATATGATATATGATATATCATTAAGACTAGTTTTGTCAAGTTGTTTTTGTTCTTTAATTTTTGTTCTAGCAGTCTTTTCAGCACTAGTATTTGATAAAAATACTTCGCCCTTTAATCCACAACGAACTTTTTTCCATTCACTAATTCCAATTCGTTTTTGAACAGACGCAGACCATCCGCCTTTAACTTTTGTAATTACTGCACGATACTGATTTTCTTCAACTAACATTTCGTCTTTGTTTTTCTTAGACACTACTATCCTCCTGTGCTATAAAAGCCTTTTCCTTTAAATTGAATTCCTCCAACGCCAAATACTCTTTTAATTGTGCTACCACAATCTGGGCAAGTTTCTGGATCTGGGTCACTCATACTCTTAACTAATTCTTTATTGTCTTCACATTTTTCACATGAATAAACATAAACTGGCATGTATACACCTTACCAAATTTTTATAATTTTGTCAAATATTGAAGTGCCCCTCTTTCGAGGGGACACCCAATTAAGCCCAAGGATCAGGCTCTTCAGATACCGATACTGTAGCGTTGGCAACATTTGTTGACTTGCTAAAGCTACCAGTCTTAATAGACATTGACTGACCAACATCAGTAGCATCAATCTCAAAGGCATTGCCCTTTGTTCCATCTTTTCTTTGGAACTCACGGTACTTTAACTTACCATGAACAATTACCTTATTACCCTTTGACAAACTTGCAGCAACATTTTCTGCTAGTGTTCGCCAACATACAACATCATAAAACGCTGTATCTCCATCTTTCCAAGATCCATCAGAATCCTGGAATCTTTCAGTACTTGCAACTCTAAGCTTTGCAAGAACCTTTCCAGCACCAAGATCCTTTACTTCTGGATCTTTTACTAGATTTCCAACTACTGTAATTAGTGTAGCCATTTTTTCTCCTTAACCCTTATCTGGGTGTGTTATGTCAAGAATTGGATCCAGGGCTACCTGTGCTCCAAGACTCTCCAGCATTGTTTTTATTTTCGTCATATACTTTATACAACGAAGCCTTTCTGGGTCACTCATATGCCTCCAGTGACTTTCATAGAATCTTATAGAAAGAAAATGGTCATAGTCAACTATATCTATATGAAAGTCTTTTGGTGGCTTTACTGAATGCACAGCCTTTTTCATATTTAACGTATACACTATTCTTTCTCCATTGTTATGCCAGACCAGATATCAAACCAGTCTGTCTTTTCTTTATGACTATTAAATTCTTTAGAAATCTTTCCACCTTCTAAATATACTCCACCCCAAACTCCCCACTCAGCATTACTAACTCCATATGCTAAGCACTGTCTTTGAGCTGGACACTTTATACATAAAAGATCTACTTTTTTGGAAACCTCTGGATTTTCTTCATATTGATCAAAGAAAAGATTTGTATCCATATTAAGGCATAAAGCTTTTTCATCAAACTTGTACATCGCCCTTCCTTAATATAGAGTCAGGTATATCCCAAGCTCCACCAGTATTTTCAAACACAATTCTCTTGTGCCATTTAGAATCAACAAAGGCTGCATTCTTTTTTAAGTTAGCATCCTTATCTTCTTCAAGGAATACTACATTCCATCCATCCCACTTTAAAGATGGATTTCCTTCTACTATTGATTCCATTTTGTGTAAATCAGATATTTTCATTGATAGATCTTTCTGTACTAATAATTATTGTTAAAAATGTAACGATAAACTGTAATATAAAAATTAATACAAAGCCTATCTGATTAGTTGCCAAACCATACCACAACGTTACAATCTGATTAATTATCCAAAAAGTAATCATAGTTACTATTTTTGGCAAAGTTGTTTTAAAGGTTACTGCCACAAACATTGACAATAGAAAAGTAGCATAAGATGCAAATACTATTAGTGACCAAACTGTTAAACTCATTTAATATCTAAATATTCCCATCTCAATACCTTCTTGATGTTCCATATGCGTTGCAAACTTTGACAAAGGCTCTTTTGGTAAACTAAAATATGCATAGTAAGTAATATACTCAATGTTCTGTCTAACCCATTGCTCTGTAACCTTTGAAAAAGAAACTTTAAAACCTTTTTGCTTTAGGTAACTTTCTGCTGAATTGCAAAACCCTGCAGTAAAACTATTAATTTTATGTGGTCCAAGACTCCATACCTGTATCTGATTACTATCATCTGGGGTTGACAAAGCAACTGTCATTGCCCTCATAAAAATCTCATAATCAGAGAACGCTTTAGTTCCCTCAACTACAATAACCATTTAAAATCCTTTTCTATTAGATACTATTATACATTTTTATACGAAGTATGTCAACTTCAAACTAACTATTTATGCTATCAATTATTGAAAGAAGATTGCTAACTTCTTTTTCTGAAAGATTAAACACATCAACTCTTTCAGCATTTTCATTATGAATTTTTCCATCTTTGCTTATGTCACACTTATAAAGAATATTATCTATTACCCAATAAGCATTATCATCTTGAATAGCTACTTTTACAGTTCCTTCATCTAAAATCTTAGAAAGTTGGCTTTGTCTTGGAATACTGGAAAAGTTTACAAGAAAATCTTCTTCCCTGTTTTTCTGAATTAATGCTGCTATTAAAACAAAAAGATTTATAGCAAAAAGATTAATTCCAATTAGGCATCCAGAGATTCTTTGTAACGGTGAAAAGTCTTGCATATCTTACCTCCAGCTATTTATAGAAAGAGAATGGGGAGTCTTTCCAGGTTTCATCAGACTTACTTGCTCTAGCATTTTGGATAGCTTCCCATTTTTGTTTTGACCAGGCATATCCAGAATCTCCACCCCAAAGTAGCCAGGCAATCTTTCCATTAGAAGGACGTTCTGCATTGTCCCAATCCTTGCCCTTCTTATCAACTTCATGCCTTGAAAAGAAAGAATACATTCTTGCAACAGTTTCTGGACTTAAATTTGTTCTATTACTCAAATCACGAGCACGAGCAACACCAACAGCAGTTCCACCTCTACCAAACTTAGCTCTTAATTCAAGACCTCTTTTTGCATTGTTAGCCATTGACTCTGTTGGTTTTAAATCAATATCAGAAACATCTCTTTTTTCAACACTAGAAGCTCTTTTAGATTTTGGCTTCCATTCTTCTGGAAGTAAGTCTGTTCTATTTAGGGCTTCTGCTCTGCGAATAATATGATTTCTTGCCTGTGAATAGTTTGATGCACGACCAACAGATTGTATTGCATCTCTAAGATCTGAAACTGTTACAATAGGAAATGATCCGTCTGGCAAAGCTCTTCCTTGTCTAGCTAAAACTCTTCTTTCTTTTGAATCATAGTCTCTTTTATTTACACTATGCTGTGGACAATTTTTATCATCACACTCTTCCATAGAATGTGGATTTTTATTAGGAACATCGTCACTTCCAATAACATCATCATGTGCTTTTGAAGTTGAAACCCTAAGAGTATTTACTCTGTGACCAACCAAAGTGTCTGTTGGCTTTCCATCTCTATAAATTCTAATAAGTGCTGCTGGATTATCTGGAGTTCCAGTAATTGTAAAGTCTGAATTAGGAACATTGATAGATCCGTTTCTTACTACTCTAACGACTTTTCCTCTAGCAGTTCCACCACTTGAATTCCAAGAAACCATTTGACCAACTCTTACAGAGTTAGCTTTTGACATTTCTAATTCATTATCCATGTCTTCATCCATACTATCCCCATCTGAGTTTACATATCCATCTGGAATTACTGCTAGTCTGCAAGCACCTTCTTCTTCAATCTGTTGTGAAATAATCGCACACGCAATAGAAGATTTATGAAGTGCACAATTTCCACACTTTACACCAATAGAAGCGTTTTCATTTTCAGAAGCATTCTCATAGCCAATCCAAATACCTTCTGACTGATCTAGTGGTCCAACTTCTTCTGCCAATTTTAATAGTGAATCTGCAAAAGCTTTTTCATCTTCTGAGAGCATGTTGTATAATGGTTCGCCTTCCCATTCAGCAGACTTAGTTGTCTTCTCAGCACTTTCTGCAGCATATAAAGCTCTTTGCTGACCAATTGCTGACGCTCTTGTGGTGTGACAACCATGAATTCCAGAAGGACCTACTACAGCATATCCTCTGCATCCACCATAATTTCTTTTAATATCATAAGGCATAGTTATATTATATCTTATTTTTGATCGTATCGTTCAATAAGTACGTCAAGAAAGAATCTTTCATCATCAGAAAAAGTAAGCATATTTTCTCTAATATAGTCAACTTGTTCTGGAGTTACGCCAACAATTGTTTGACCTTCAGTAAAAACAATGTCAATAACATCTTTCATCCATA